GTCCTGTATCTCACTGTCAAAGATATCATCGCTCTCTTTCTCTTTGATAGTCATTGCTTGGTTAGGTGATCCATCCAACCAATCTTCAGTGTTAGTTTGTGGTTCAGCAATACGTTCACCAATTTGAGCCAAATACTTAGCAGTCTCATCTGGTGGTGTAATCAATTTGATCACTTCAATGTCAATGATGTTCTGAACCACAGGGTTAGTGCCGCTGAGGGTTTGTGCTGTCTGCAACAAGGCCATTTTAAACTGCAAGTCCTTGTCTTCATAATCTGTATTGTATTCTATATCGCCTACAAAGCGTTGGTCCATGAAAAAAGCAGCCAATCTTAGTATGGCCTTTTCAGCGGCTTCCATACGGCGAGCACGTTGGCCTGCTTTACGATGTAGGGCTCTACGTTCTTCAATAATTGAAATACCTGTTTGTGGAGTTGATCCACGCATGGTGCGTAGTTGTCCACGACCTAATAGGCCATCTAATCTTTCAATGATTGAGGCTTGTTGTTCTCTGATCTGTCCAATGTCTTGCACTGGGATTTGAATGGCTTCAAGTTGGTCTTTGTCTGCGCGAACAATACCGCCTCCACCTGCTGGCACACGGATACCTGCGGCTGCTCTAATAAGAGGTTTACTAAATCTAATGCTGTCATAGGCTTCACACTCTAACTTAAACATTTCACGTTGAACGTCTACGGCTTCTGTGATATCACTAACACCAAGGTCATTGCGACGTTGGTCTGGTCTAGCAATAATTTGCACTGCGGGAATAGGCAAGCCAGGGGGTAGTGTGTAGACATCTAATGGTTCAATGAGTGTTTCATCATTCATCATCTGTTCTGCTTGAACTAGATAACGTTCACATATTGTAGGATTCTTAGCATCACCAGCATACCAAATCTTATAAATGGTCTTGTTGGCATCTTGATATTCAATGACTTTCAAATATTCAAAGTAATCCACGCCATATTGTGTCCATATTTTCCAATCTATAACATGCTCTGCTGAACAGATAGAAATATAAGGACGATTATTGGGTGATGGATCAGCGGGTAGGTCAACGAATGCCCAGCACCATCCTTCAATGCCTGCCATTGTGGCGGCCTGTTCCATTACACTACTAAAACTACTGCCATTAAGGTCAGCATTACGTTCAAAGTCTAGATACCAATCTGGAACGCCCATGTCAGCTGTGGAAAACTTGTTTAAAAAAGCTGGATGGCGACGTGGCTCTTCTTCATAAACCACATCAACGATTTCATCAATGATGGCCTTGCATACAGGCATTACTGCCACATTCAATAATTTGTCACGAAATAATGCCGCATCCTCTGAAGGACGTTTGACAAGCACTAGATTCTTAAATGCTGGACCACCTTCGTAACTGCTACGATAGGATTGCATCTGTGGTTGAATGGTCCTCATTAGGTCTGAGGGAGCCGTAAGCTGTCTGACGGATAAAGCCATTAAGATTTCCTAGGATAAGTGTTAACGTGATATTTATACTGGTTATGATAAATGGCGTATTATTGGTATAAAAATGCCATTATCCCCACAGTTCATCATCAAACTGCTGTTCAAAGCGTGTCTTGATTAAGTGGTCAATGGTGGGAACACCATCTCTAGTTTTTGGCGTATTTGTTTCAGTCAAATATTCAAAGCCAGGTTCCAAATCATAACGCTCCATACCATCTAAGTATTCAGCACCACCCGCATGATCATGTGTCATAGGGAATAGATAATGAATGCCATAACGTAGTGCATCACCTAGGCCATCTATGTGCATATAACGTGCTTCTTTGTATTTGACCAATGCCTTACGAGTTCCATCAACAAAATGAAAGGTTTCCAAAGCATCTAATAATAATTTGTCCCTAGCAGAAACAATTAATCTACCTTGATTAATAAAGGCATTACAACTATTGTCTGTGTCAGATATCAATGGGTTGGCTTTGGCTGTATTCATCATTCTAAAACCATAACGTTCTAGAATAACTTGGTCAGTAACACCAAATTCACTGGTGGTATCTCTATTAAGATGGCTACCTGATCTATCTATGATGGCATGAATAGTTCTTGTGGGAAAATCTGCTCTAACTTGTTGAGCAATGCCTTCTGTGCCACATTCAGGTATAGCATAGGTTTTTAATATTTCTATCTTACCTGATGATGATCTAATGTCACCTGCAACCTGTGCTATAATACCACACATTCTTTTCTTGTTAAAGTCTCCAAAGTAATAAAGGTCTCTGCCTCTGTCATGGATCACATCATCCTGTGCCATATAACTTTTCCAAGCATAGTAGAAACTATCTTCTACACTGCCCCATGAACACATAAGGTCTTTTTCATACTTTAATGGACTTAATAATTGCTTTTGTTCTAAGCACCATTCCAAAGGTTGGACACGCATTTCTTCCCAATTCTTGACCATGGTGATCCAAGTGTCAGGATGGGCTAGTGCATATTCATACATTTGATAGAAAGCGTTCTTGCCTTCTGGTGTGGATATTAGAATCATCCTACCTGCAGATTCTTTTTGTCCTGGAATTGGCCTAGTTCTATTAGATAATTCTTGTAGTGCTTCTTCACTAAACTCTGCGGCTTCGTCAGCAATGATCAATCCTGCGTTGATACCTTTGAGTCCTGTTTCTGCTGATAGACAAAAGATTCTGATACCGTTAGGAAAAGTAATTGTTTTACTAGAATTGTTAATATGCTTTTCATCTTCTAATCCCCAAAGTTGAATACATCTCTGCTTGAGATCTTTCCAAATGATTCTTGATATCATAGGAGCTGTTGGAGCACAATATAAAATATCGCGTCCCTTGTGAATGGCAGGAGTTGTTGCGGCAATGCACAGCATCCAACTGGCCAAGAAGCTTTTNCCACTACCAATGCTTAATACTAGGCAAGCATTTTTGTCACTCATCATGGCATGCCACACTTCTTTCTGACCACCATAAAGTGTTAACTTATGTGTATTAGTCATCTATCTCTTTGTAGTCTATTAGAATAGTTGGAGCAATGCTCGCCCCACCTGAAGTAATATCCACTTTGTCGCTGATTGTTTTTGATAGAATCAATTGATCATACTTGGCCTTTAAATGTTGATCATCACCAAACAATGCCTGCTGATAATTTAGGGCCAATTGCACAGGGTAAGGAATGCCTAATACATTTTCTAAGGCTTCCAATATGTCCTTGCCACTGAGTTTTTGAGTAGAGCCCAGCTTGCGTCCACTACCTGGACGGTATCCACCATGCCCATTGGTGACTTCAACTTCTGTCACCATATCAATTTTTGATTTTTTTTCAAGTTCCATAGTGTTATTTACGCAGACTTAAAATTTTACCCAAATATGTGAAAATTTGAATAGATTGTTGTAAAAGAACTACAGACAGATAATTAATATGTCTATATAATAGATAGCATACAAAGCAATTCCGCAATGTATTGAGGACTAGATCAAGGTCTAGTCCAATAACTTTAAACTTATCAACTCTAAGGAGAACTGCTATGTTAGCAACAGCCAATGGTGCATTAGCCACCGCAAAAACTTCCCCAAAATTTCGTATCAACCCCATTGCCAAAGAAGTCCAAGACGTATTTGACAGCATTTATGGACAAGTGGGAGATTTTATTAAAAATCCCAATAGTGCTATGAATGGTATTATTGTCAGTGGAGATGCTGGCACAGGCAAGACCTATACTGTTAAAAAAGCTCTTATTGATCTTGGACATCAAAAAAATGTAGAGTATATCAAAGGTGGCAAAATTACTGCGGCCAGTCTCTATGTTAAACTTTATCTAAATCGTGCCAAACACAGAATTATTGTTTTGGATGACTGTGATATTATTCACCATCAAGATAAAAATCAAATTGTTCCTATGTTGTTAGGCGCGGCTGATCTTGGACAAAAGCGTGATGTAAGTTGGGAAACTGCTCGTAAGAATCCACTTATGGAAGAATACAATGTTCCACATAATTTTAAATTTGAAGGCAAGATCATTTGGATTACCAATGATCGTCGTGAACAAATTAACAAAGCAGTTAAACAATGGGCTATGGCTTTAGACAGTCGTTTTGGTTTTACCAAATGCTATTTTACTGAAGAACAAAAATTGATGTATACACTACATCTTGTAGAACATGCAGACATGTTGGGCACAAACTGCCAAGAATATGAGGGTGGTTATCCAGAAGAAATTATCAATAACGCACTTGATTACATGACTGAAAACTATCGTAATTTGGTTGAAGTCACTCCTCGTCGTGCTATTATGATTGCAGATATTATGAATCAATGTAGCGATCCTAGTCAATTAAAAGAACGTCTTCGTCAACTTTGGAAATAATCATGACCAATACCAATACTACTGAATGGGGCAATATTGAACTGCCAGGGCTTAGTGATGAAGAACTGTTTAAGAAAAAATGGAATCTAGTTGGTTCCAATGTTAGTCGTAAAGGTAATAAAACATACAGTAAAAATTGTTCTATAGCCCAACAAAAATA